TTTTCTTTTCATGTGGCTTGACGATACCTTCAGCCAATGTACACTTCATTAGACGCTCAGAACCATCTGCTTTTGTAAATTTAACATTTACAATACCACTTTGTAACATATTTAATACATTTGATTTAGATAGAGTCTGTATGTCCACCTGATGTCTCCTCAAGATATTGTTTCAATTCATCATAACCACCAATATGCTTGCCGTTTATTTGAACGATAGGCACAGTGCGCACTCCTGGAAAACTTTCCATAATAAAATCAATTCCAACATGTTCACCAACAGAATAGTAATTATAAGGAATGTTTTTACTATCCAGAAGATTTTTAGCAGCTGCACACCAAGTACAATCTGGTTTACCATAAACATTAATCATTAAATGACGACCTATTGTTTGTATCTTTATCAGGCCTCTTCCAAGGACCAAAAGCTGCTGGATGAGTTCCTTCAACACGAATAAAACGTTTATTGGTTTCATTTTTATTTGGATTGGGAATGGTAACCATTACTTTTTTACCAGTAGCCCAAACCTTAAGCTTGTTTAAAATCTTATCGAGATCAGAACGATCACGATTCATAGCTTTAACAGTTTTTGCAGACACACTATCTCGTTGTCCTTTTGATGTATACTTAGCTCTTTTTGCTTTACCAGCCATAATTTAATCCTCTGCCACTTCTATAATTTTCTTTTGAGTAATTGTAGTGCAACCAATGCATTTAAAATAAAGAGTGCTGTGTTCAGGCTGATGTCCATTAGGAACAAAATCAATAAGAATCATTGATCTATCACCCATCCCGCAGTGTGGGCAATTGCCCACAACTACAGGAACATTACTATTTACTTCACTACAAACCCTCAATTCATTACTTTTTGGATGAATCACCTTTTTTAGCCTTGGGTTTTTTTGCCTTCTTAATGCTTGCTATTGTTTCATTAATAGCAGCTTCAATCTTTTGTTCTACTTCTTTAAGTTCATCATCAACTTCTTTTATAACTTTTTTAGCTTTAACTTTAGTTTCTTCAACAACCTCAACAACAGCTTCAGTTACTGCTGCAATAACTCTATTGGGATTTACTTCATGGGAAGCCCATTCTTCTTCTGTAAGCTTATGAAGGCCTAAACACGAACCTGTGGGGCTACGGCCACAACCACATTTAGAACTTTTCTTAATTACCTCAATTTCACTTTTAACTGCTTCTTCAATTTTAGCTGCTTCAGCTTTAGCATCTTTAAGACCAATACCAAATAACTCTGCAAACCATTTAGATACCGTTGTCATTGTTTTTCTCCTGTTCAATTCCATACTTACAAATAAAATAACTATCTATTATGTCAGATGATGGATTCCATTGTTTATCCGTCATAACAAATTTTTTCTTAATATAATAATTTGTCTCTTGTTCAAAGTAATCTTGCAACATTTGTTTGTTGGCATTACCTTTACCAGTAGCAAATTTTTTAATAACGGTTGGCGCTATTATATTATATGTATGCTTTCGTTTCCAGAGATAATGTTTCAAAAGACCAGCATTTTCAGCTATATTAAAGACCATACCTGTGGAACCCATTGAGTAACCTTCTAAGTATATAATATCACCTTCTTTTAATTTAGTCAACACCCAACTGGTAATATTATAAAATCTTTCTTCATTACTAAAATATGGGTCATGTAGGTCACCCTGTATATTATCCATATCAATATTGTACTTCTTAGTGTCAGTTAGAAAGTAAAACTTGCAAGCTGAAAAACTAAATTTATCACTATCACAGATACATATACAGGGTGATGATAGACTATAGTCTACCCCTACAATTCTCATTATTGTTCTTCTGAGTCGTCTATTTCCCAGTCGCTTTCTGTCTCATAATCATTATCTTCTACATCAACTTCATCATCTTCTTCAGAAGCAGTAGTCATATCATCTTGATAAAGTGACAAAGCATTATCAAAAGCATCATCAATACCATGTACAGTATCTTCAATATATTGATCGTCTACTTCATCTGATGCTTCAAGAATTATCTTATAGATATCAGTTCTGGTTTCTTCGTCTTTGACTAATTCAATGAAAGAGTCAATAATTTTTTCCCAATCCATCTTTTGATCTCCTTTTAATTTTAATTTCTTTCATAATAATTTTTCGCTGATCATCAGTATAGTTAGACCACTCTTGTATTTGTAGGCTAGTTCTTCCACATACTTCACAATATTTAAAATCAGGATCTAGCCTACAAGTTTTTCTGCAAGGGCTTAAAATAGCTCGCATCCACCACCAACACAAGCTGCTGACCCAATAGTATCTACATCTATATATTTAACTTCTTTAAGCTCATCTTCCCATTTAATATCCTGAATGGTTTGTTGGATCTTTTCCCACTTATGAAGTAAATAAACATCCTTGAAGCAATATTCTGTTTTCTTAACATCACCATCAAAGTAATTAGTAGCAAACTTCTTAAAACGACGAACCCAATCTTTCTTTAGGTTATTTTGATGATTATCTGCAGTTAAATCTTCACCATAACCATTAGCTGTCATACAAGCCATCCAAAGATTATCAAAAGCCTTTAAAGCTTCAACAATAATGCCAGAAGCCATAATAGCACCAGCACCATACTTATCAGTCAATTGTTTAGCATTTAATACTTCTGTATTTGGTGCTTGGTAATAATCTTTATCCCCAGTCATAGGAAGAAAAGAAATACCAGCAAAGTAATCACGATTGCTAAACACATATTCTTCAATTTCATCCCAGTTATCAACAATAACAGTATTAGATACGTTGTGGCGAATACCGGGGTGAGAGCATAGATCGATATTGGTACCTGCATTCACCCAATGCTCCTGTGCCTTCTTAATTAGATCAAGATGCTTGATGCCAATCAAATCATCCTTATAGATTGAACCTTCTTTAGATACAACAGGGAATGAAATAACATAATCAGTCTTTCCTGATGACCAAGCAGATTCTTCAACCATATTAGGATTAAACTTTTTAATAAGCTTAGCAACCTCTGTATCTTTATTCAATTGAACATTACGAATATACATCGGTGAATGTTCTGCATGAATACCAGAAGCAGTCATTAGAAGAACAGAAGCATTACCAGATGGTTTGACACAAGTAGTGCGTGCAGCTGGATTAATTCCCAATAGTCCTGCAACTTCTCTATTAGTGTCTCTGACGATTCGGGCTCCATTTTCTAGGATCTCCTCGTTAAATAGTGTAGCTGGATTATTCATCCAACCAGTAATAGAAACACCCAACAAAGCCTCTCTATCAAATATTTTTTTGGATGTTGGTGAAAGAAATTTAAAATCTGTATATCCTGCTTGTAGTGTACCTAGAATAGCACCAGCACGACAAGCTTTATAGAATGTGTCTTCATTATCACACATACCACCATTAATCTCAGTCAAATTGCAACCTTGCCAACCAGATTCACCATCAATTTGTGGATACATTCCAATTTCAACACATGGATTGGTTGTAATGTCTTTGTCATCTACGAAGAAGAATCCTGGTTCACCAAATTGCTTAATAGAAGTCATTAGGTTAGCAAATTGTTCTCTAGTAATTTCGTTACGAACAATAACAGCACTGTTATTGCTGCGACCACGCTGAGGATTATCAATATACCAATTACCGGTCTTAGCGGAAGCCATCTCATTATCATCAGGAGAAAATAAACAAATAGTAGCGGAGCGACGAACACCTCCAGCCAATACAGCATCAGCAGCATGCATAACAATATCATAAACATGGATAGGTCTTAATGATGAAGTCTTCTCACTAAGTGTGAGTCCTGTTAATATATATTCAATCCTATCCAATGATCGACGAAGTGGATCAGGACCAGGTGCTTTAAATCCACCAGAGATCTTTGCACCCTTTGGACGAATTTGTGAAAGATCAAATGCGACCTTACGTCCAGCATACTCAGGATACTTACCACCATTTTCAAAAAATGATGATAAGAGAACATCAAGAGAAGTAGCCCAACCCTCAACAGAATCTTCTACAACATGCAATTTAGGTGCTTTTGTACGATTAGTAATTTTAGGTAGTTTTTCAATATGATGTTTTTGAACAGAGAATCCTGCTCCTGCACCACACAACAAAATATAAAATACTTCACCAAAGAAAGCTGGACGATCAGCATAAGAAGAAGTACAATTATACATTCTCATCTGATGTTTTAATAATTGATCACCACCAAACTGTAAAGAACGTTGTGCACCTAGAACCAATTTTTGTTTATAAGCTGATGTGGCTTCGTTAATATAAGTCATCAATTTGGATGACATTTTATCCGCATAGAATCCGATATGCATTTTAATAACACGGTCTACTGCCTCATTCCAAGTCTCATATCTATTTTCACCTTCAACGTATCTAGCATATCCTTCATAAAACTTGGCATCGGACAAAAGTTTCTTGGCATCTCTATAAGCAGTCATGTTATTATACCTCTTTTTCTTTTTTCTTTATTGAAAATGAACCATCATTATTATCAATCCATTCAAGATCATCGTTGGTAGTCCAACCCAGATCAGCCAATAAACCTAACATATCATCTGGAAGAGGAATATAATAATCCCCTTCTCTAACATCAAACTGAATCTGAACTGTAAATTTTTTCATATCTTACTCCATTGTTGAAGTCTCATCTTAGCGGATAATCCTTCAAACGTATTAGCGTCAATAATATGTTGAATAGCAGGACCACTCAATCCAACTTTCAAAACCATATCGTTAATGTCTTTTTCTTCTACATTGTCAGGCCAGATACACACTTTATATTGTTGATCAATAGCCTTCTCAATTTTTTTCACAATCTCCTTATTGCGTGGTTCATTATCATAAATTACAACTAATTTATCTCTATCATTAATATTACTTAATACAACGTCAGAACCTGCCATAGCCACGCAATTATCAAGGAATAGACTATCAATCGGACCTTCAACTACATAAACCCTTTTAGATTTATCAATAGAATCAAGTCCGAATATCTTTTCCTTCGTATCGTCAAGAATTATAGTAGAATAGCGTAAAGTAGAATTCTTGTTAAGAGAACGCCCTGTACAACCAAATACGTATCCCTTAGCATCTACAAAGGGAAATACAATACGCGGCTCATCTAACTTAAGAGCCTTGTCATTGAACTTCTCTGGTAGTATACTATTTACCCAGTGATAGTATGTATGCGAATAGTAAATTCGAAAGTGAACGTTGGAGGGAATACACCGTTCAACAATATATCTTTTTGCTGGATGATCAGGCTTTAATTGCGATATTTTGCGCAAATCTTTGAATGGATCAAAGTGATCAATTCTTCTGCTAGAGAATTTTTCGATGGCTGGTACGAACTTTTCGTCTGACTCAGAACCACCTATCTCTTTAAGATATTCTAACCTATATTCTGTATAAAGTACAGGATTATATGTTTTAATAAATTTACCTAATGAAGTACTATAACCACAATTAAAGCACTTAACATTAATCCTGCCAGAATGTTCATAAAAATGTCCACGAGTCTTATACTTATTAGTTTGAGAATCACCACAGACATTACATCTGAATTTTGCATTATATGGTTTGGTTTTAATTACTTTAAATTGCTCAAGATGTGTACCAACCATTGAAGCAAACTTCTGGTCTAACCACAATGTGTTACTCATTACTACTATGTCCTTATCTTTGATCTGATAGGATCATTATATAGTAATTTTAAAAATAAGCAACCTATATTAAGGTCGAGTCTCAGGGTATTTTTTGTGAATTTCTTCTTTAGGAAGCTCGTGAATATCTTTCCACATAATAGCTTCTTTTTTTGTCTTTGTTGATCGAATGTGTCTGCCATTCTCATCATGTACATGCCATGAAGTATCACCAGTAGTATTGCCACGATAACTTACAGACTTTGTTATTGTAGCTTTCTTTTCTTCTTTAATAAATTCTGTAAAACTTTTCATTTATTATGACCCGTCAACAGATTTGACCAAATCCCATTGCACTTTCGCATTCTGATGTGGTTTGTCTGACTTGCGATATATTGTGTACCCAAGGATCTTACCACGATGGGTAATAGCAACATGCATCTTGTGTTTATTACCTGAATTAGTTAATATAACATTTCTTGTTTTTCCAGGTCCTTGATCAAATCCTGCTTCTTCTTTACCATATATGTCAGGATGACCGTATGAATGCACATACGTATTAAATGATTGGTGTTTATGAAGAGCATTCATTTGAGATTTATTTAAAATTTCATGCATCTTTTTTGGTCGCGTTGCATTTTCTTCTTTAATAAA